AAATATATAGTATCATATGGATGTTAATAAATTATTAAAAGCATTAGATGATGAATCAAATGAAAATTTGTTTAATTTTACATCAAAAAAAATATTAGAAATGAATTTACAAATTTTAAAAGAATTGGAATTAAACAGAAATGAAACATTAGAATTATTAAAAAAGTTAAAAGGTTACAAATACGTAGATGAAATGAGTGACTTAAAATATGGAACATACATAAGATGGATTCCAATAAGTAATCCTGAAAATATTAAATTAGCAAAGGGTGCCATATTTTGTGAAATTAAAATAACAGATGATGGTGTTTTTATTGTATATAAAAATTTTGGTTATAATAATAAGTATTTCCAAATAAAAATGGATGAATGTTTAGTTTTTCAAAAACTAACTAGTCAAGAACAAGTTCTTTTAAGCGCATTAGACCATTTATCAAAATAATTTTATAACATGAACATATTTTTAAAATAATCAATAACAATTTGATTAAGAGATGTCGTAGCAAAAAGAACAAAAATTCCAGCATTTAACGCTATTTTTCTATCTAATGATGTGAACTTTCTGCGTTTATTGAAAGGATTAAAGCTCCATATTAAAAATAAAGAAACATAAATTTTTACATAATAATCTAAAAAAGCTAAATATTTTGGTGCTGTAGCTGATAATCCTAAAGCAACAAGAAAATATAATACATATATTATTATAAATGTAAAATCAAAAATGTGTTCTTGAAGTTTATTAGAAATCATATATATTATTAAAATAAAACAATATATTTTTATTTATGGTGCTTTTTTTTCAGTTGACTGAAAATCATTATTGTTATAAACTTCTAGTGTTCTAGCACTTGGGTCTGTAGCGGTCGTATATTTAGGCATCCAAAAATAAGGAAGTATGTGTGACATATTTGGGTAGAATCCTTCAAAAATAGTTTTGTAATATAATTTTTCGGTTTCAATAGTTGCTGGTAAATTTAATTCAATTGATATAAATTCTTGTAAAATTTGAAAAAGAGAACGTCCATGTCCCGTGACACCATCACTAAAAGCCTCTTTTCTTCTCCATAATATTTCATCAGGTAGAATTTGTTTACCTAATACATTTTCAAAAATACGCAAACTAAAGCTTTCTCTAATTAAAAATTTTTCGCATTGTCCAAAATTATTATAATTTCTAGCGTATGGTGGAATAGACAGATAACAATTAACAAAATTTCTATCTAAAAATGGTGTTCTTGGTTCAAGACCATGCGAAGATATAGATTTATCAGACCTAAGTACATCAAATAAATGAATATCTTTTAATAATCTTCTTGTTTCTTTATCAAATTCAATTGAATCAGGACAGGATTTCATATAAAGATATCCACCACATAGTTCATCAGCTCCATCACCATTAAATATAACTTTAGCATCGCTATTTTTAGAAATGTATTTACCTAATAAATAATTGCCGATACTTGCTCTAACACTTGTAGTATCGTAACTTTCAATTGCGCGTATTACCTCTGGAATAGCATCAAACATTTCTTTTTCTGTAACAATGATTTCAGTGTGATTTGTATTTAAATAATTAGCAACAATACGAGCGTATTTAAGGTCTTCAGAACCAGCTAACCCAATACTATACGTTTCAAGTTTTTTATCAAACTGTTTTGATAAATAAAAATCATTAACTAGAGCTGTTACAAGGCTGCTATCAAGACCTCCGGAAAGTAAACAGGCGATAGGTCTTTCAGTTGTTAAACATCTTTTTTCAACTGATTTAACTAAATTATCAACAATTTTAGTATAGTAATAAACCCATTCAATTTTATTACTTGGAGATGAAAATGTAGGCATAAAATAAGTAATGTTTTGTTTTGTATTACTCCAAATATAATTATTATAACTAAAAATACTATATGTTCCAGGTGTAAACTGCGAAATTTTAGTTTTATGTATCTCTGAAACAGTAGTCTCGATTTGTTCATCAATATTTACAAATTCATTTAGACACTTTAGCTCAGATGCGAAACCTATTAAACAATAATTTGTTAAGTTTGATAATTGATACAATGGTCTAACGCCAAATGGGTCACGTGCCACATAAATATTTGAATTATTAGCGTCATACAAAACAAACGCAAAAACTCCGTCAAGCATTTGTAATGTTTGTTCGATACCATAACGCAGATAGAGATGAATAATTACTTCACAATCAGAATCAGTTTCAGATTTAATATTCATTAGTTCATATAAATATTTATAGTTGTATATTTCACCATTACAGACTAAAAAAATATTTTGAATTGATAATGGTTGATTCGATTTTTCATTTAAACCATTAATAGCTAATCTATGAAAACCTAAATTTAAATTAAAATTAGAAAATGATTTTAATTTAGAATATTCAGGACCTCTATTTTTACCTTTTATAAACTGAGCATTAATAATTTCACTAGAAAAACTAGAATCATTAAGAAGAGCAATAATTCCACACATATAAATAAATTAACTACAAATCTTTATATAGTTTATAATTAAAATAAAAATATTATATATCTATATTAATGTTAACAAATAATCAAGATGTCAGTTGTGTATCAAAAATACATGAACAAACAAATACTAGAATATATGATAGAAATATACCATCACAAATGCTTCAACCATATTTAGATGTTCGTCCTGTGATGACAAAATACTCACATTTCCCAATTGTTGACCCAAGAAAAGAATTAACTGTAAAAATGGAACAAATGCCAACTTATAATTCACACGCAGTTTTTAATCCCGGGAATACAAAATCGCCATGGTCTGGATTTGCTTCAAACGTAAATTTAGAGTCTGAGTTAAGAAACCAGATTTTTGCTTTACAAAAGTGTAATCAGGCTGCTTATGTTCCAAGCAGTAATAGTGATTTATATAAATATTCATATACTCCTAATAACGCAAACCAATCGCAAACTCATTCTTTATTATTTCAGAAAGAACATTTTTGTGATTTTAATCCAAATCCAGATAATAAAGTAGTTGGAGGAGAATTTTTTTATAATTCAACAAGAACACAAGTTAAAGAAATAGGAGACAAAGATGTAAAAAATTAAAGATACATTATATTATTATTTTCTTTTAAATAGTATAATGTTAGAATCAGACTTAGAACCAAAACTAAATTCAGAATCAGATGCTTTCTTAAACCAAGTTTCTTTGGATTATTTGATTAATACAAAACAATATAAAATTCATTTAACAAATACAATAAACAAAAAAATAAATAAAAAAGATAAAAAGTTTTATAGAAGAAGAATACAAAGTTTAACAAAAGAATTGTTATCTAAAGAAGAGGAAGAAGAACAAACTATTTCTCTTGATGTAAAATACGCATTTGATAATTTTATAAAAACTTGTATACATTATTTTAAAATGCTAGATAAAAATGATATAATACAAGAAGATTACAATGAATTTGATGATGAAATTAAGGAAAATGTTGAAATAAGTGAATCTTCCCAATTTTTAAAGGAAGAAAATGAAAAACTTTTAATGCGTTCAGTAAAAATGTCAAATCATTCTTTAGATAATTTTATAAAAATAAAAATGACAAAAAAACCTGAAGATTTAATAATTCCTCAACAAAAAGAAATAAATTTGAAGGACCCTGTTCTAAAAAATAAAGGGGTTATTAAAAAGAAAAATATCATTAATAATTATGGCGAGGACACACAAAAACAGACAAATGAGATTTGTGAAATCCAAAAGGATGAAAAATAATCAAAATACAAAAAGGAATATCAATAATAGAAATAATAAAACTAAAAAACATGATTATAAAACCTTCAATTTTAAAAAATTAAGATGTAGTCCAAAAGACAAAAAGGATTATAATAATTTTACTTGTTATACAAATGAATCACTATATAAATTAAGAGACCAATGGAATAAAAAACATCCTGATAAATTAATAAAAACAAATGACTCAAAAGAGATACATTCTAAGTTAACATTTTATTTAAGTAGTGTGTGTAAAACAGAATCATGTTGGTTAAAACAAGATAAAGATTTTGGAAAAATTAGTGAAGATATTATAGATTCATTTGCTCCAATATCACCAGATGAATGGAAAAGTAATCCTAATGAATGGTTATCTAGTGTAGATATAGATAAGGTTATGAGTCAATATAAAAAAGCTTATAAGTGTTTTGAATTTATAGGACCATCTCCAATAGATTTCGATAAAAAATTATCATATGGTGAATGTGTGTGGAATGAGTTATGTAATTTTAGTTTAGCAAATCAAATTAAAAAAGGTAAAAATAAAATAGGCATAATTTTTAATACAGACCCGCATAATAAATCGGGTGCCCACTGGATAAGCTTATTTATTAATATAAAAAAGAAAAAAATTTTTTTCTTTGACAGTGTAGGTACAAAAATAAGTCCTGAGATAATGAAATTGGTAAATAGAATAATAGACCAAGGACATAAATTAAATCCAAAAATTAATTTTAAATTTGA